CTTCCACAGGAAACATAGAAGCCGACCCTATAGGAGAAGGTGCTACCGTCCCACCTGTCTGCTGCCGCTTTACAGGCTGCTGCGACTGCAAACCTATCATAGCAGGTTCCATAGCCTGCGCTTGCATCTCTTGTAGAGTTGCCATAGCGTGCTCCTTAAAGCGAGGGGGAACCCCCGGCGGCGAAGGGAGCTGCCGGAAGTCCAACCCTCAAAGATTTACGCACCCGGGCTTCCGAAGATACCACGGGGGTCACTAACTCCACTCGACTGCCTGAACAGGCCCTTGAACTTGAGGTCACCACTGTCGAAGTCCACGACGTCAGAAGACGTAAAGGCCTCGCGCTCATACAGGTGCATCTCATGGTCCGACTTGTCAGCAAGCAGGAAGAAAGCGTTCGTATCGGTTAAATAGTCCCACACCTTCAGCTCCAGCCCTGAGTCGTTAAGAGGCTGGACGGCGTTGGTGTCATCTTCCGGCGTCTGCGTACTGTTGAGGATACGCTTGGCGTCGAAGATAAGGTCGGGCGGCACGAGCAGGCACTTGGGCCTGATAGCCAGACGCCGTCCACCACCACTACGGAAGTTACGGAAGTCGATCACCATCTGCTCCAGCGACGTAGTCGACAAAGAGGCCGCCGTGGTGAGCTCGTTCTTGTACGTCTGCAAGTTCTCCCTGACATGGGCGGTGTCGAAGATAGGCTGCCCGTCAGGGGTTGTCGCAGTGCCAAAGCCGTTGTTAAAGTGGTTCGCTAGCACCCCTTCTTCTGTGGCGTAGGCAGCCATGCCCAGCTCGGCAGGGCTGTCTTCCATCACGCCATAGAGGTCGTCACTCCACTGCTCTGCCGTGATCCTGATACCTTTGGCAAAGACGGTGTGTGTGAAGGTCTTCAGATAACCTTCAACGGGTGTGGTGTAGTTGACATCTTCGCCCTCGGCCTTCTCGTCCATCGTGCCGATGCCGCCGAAGGTGAGGTTGTGCTCACGTATCTGATTGCTGTCGTGAACATTAAAAATCTGCCTACCTACCTGGGACCGTTCTGTCCAGGCCTGGTAGATCGTCATATGAATACCACGGGTAGTAGTATCATTGACGAAGTTGGAAGTTCTTGCAATTCCAATAGCCATTGTAAAACTCCTCTATAAAGCCTCGTCAGTGATTAGTCTGTCGTGGTTTTACCAGTGTGGAACATATGTTCGTTGATGATACTACGCCATACACTGTTGACGCCGATAGCGTAGTCCGGACCTTTTATAAACTGTAGCAAAGTATGTCCTGCCACAGAGTCGGCGACCGTGGATATAGCCAGCTCCATCTTGGATACTTTGAGCGTGCTGTCACCTGCCGTAGCAAGGTGGTCGCAGCTGGACAGGATGTTCGCCTGCGTGGGCGTGCCCGAACCGTCGTCCTGCGCGATGTGATCCTGCTGTGGGTCGTCAGCGACAGCAGCATACGATGCTGTAGACGCTGCCGAATAGTCGAGGCAGACTCCACTCATATACGCTTCTTGTGCTGCGGCGATGTTCAGCCCTCCCCCTGTCGCCTCTACGTGGACGAGGTCACCAGGATAGATAGCCGTAGCATAAGAAGCCAGCACCTCATAAGGGCGCGACCGTCTCAGCGGGCTGGGAGTAAAACCATTAGGAATATCTAAGTTAGCCATCTGGCTTTCCTTTCTTGAAATTAACGAGTATGTCTGTAGACGCGCTCTCCAGGCTCACGCTTCGTAGGGCCTCCGGCAGGACCACGGCCCTCGTGGTATCCTTTCTCTGCCTGCTTGGCGAGCATCATCTTGTTATCGTGAGTCATATTCGGATTGTTCTTGGTAAAATGGTCGTAGGCCTGCTGCCCTACGTCGCCAGGATCAGAAGCATTGCGCTTGCGCTGCTCGAGGTCTTCGAGGGATGCTGACGGGTTGCCCGTCATCTCCTCCATAGCCCTCACCTTGGCGTTGTCCAACTTCTGAGCGTTAGCCTCCGGCGTGTACAGCAAGACATGCTCATTGGTAGTGAGGAGGTTGCTCTCGGAACCCGACCGTGCTCCCGTGGGCGTGTCGCCCTGCTCGAGCTCACTGTCAGGCCTGTGGGCAACAGTATATCCCCTGTCTATCCAATACTGAGCTTTGCTCTGCGTAGGCCAGTAGAAGCGTCCACCAGCCTTGAGGTACTTGTCTTTGACAGCCTGGGGCACATAGAAATAATCGTTGGTGTCCAGCTGATCTATGTTGGTAAGCCCTTCGGGTGCCCACTCCTCACCACTCTTCTCTTCGTCGGCGAGGATAGCGTGGGCGTCGAATCCCAGGTCCGGGTTGGCCCAATACAGAGATAGCGCAGCCTTATGGTCGCGCAGAAAATGGTCCTTGAAAGGGCCCTCGTCACCGTCGTTGCCGTAGATACCTACAAAGCCACACCACGGGCACGACTTCATGCCCTTGGTGTTTATAGGTGCCTCTTCCCACGCCTTCTTGGCGGCCTTAACCATATTGGCCGACTGCGTGGCGACAACTTTCTCTTCTTCCGGAATGTGGTCATGCGGGGTAAGCGAAGGCCCACCGCCGGTACCACTATGATCGAACGTCGTTTCGGTAGCCATAGTTACCTCGTATGAACGTATTTATGTTCCACACCTGGAACGTGAGTGACCTGCTGTGGTCCACCGTGGGGGTCGATAGCTTTAAGCTGGTCCATAGTGAGGCCACCCAACTTCTTGGGCTGCGTCTTCTGGACTTCTAAAAGCTCTGCCTCCCACTGCTCTATAGCTTGCTTCTCCGTCATCTGCACAGGACCGCCACCACCTGTCCCTCCTCCCATCATGGCTGAGTTGCCATTGTCGGAAGGGGTACCAGGGTTTACTGTCGGTGCCACGCGAGGTTTTATCCTGCCCGTAGTGAGCATCTCCATATACGCCTGGTTGATGAGGTGGCCCTGATTTTGGGGCTGCCCCCACTGCCGATTAGAAGCTACCATCTCGCCCATACGCTGCGACATGACACGCTCGCCAGCATCATCGAGGAGGCCCTGGCTCTTCATGTCTGACAGCTTCTGCGCTGTCACCAATGAAGAGGTGACAGCACCTACCTTGCTATCTATCTGCCCGGCAAAGTCATTACGCAGCCGCGCCTCCATAGCCCGCATACCCTGAGACATCTGGTTGTTGGCTACAGCCTTGACAGCCTCATAGGCCTTGGGACCACCTTCCTCTTCTGTCCCAAAGCTGTCACGTAAGTTGGCTTCCGGGTCGGCAGGCCCGTTCTGCTGCTGCTGGCCCTGCCGTGCTGCGATCATAGCCTGCATGGCTGCCACCTGTCCTTCTGCGCGGCGTGCCCTGTCAGACTCTTCGCGGAGACGGCCCGAAGGGACCATACCCGCACTATCGTCAGAGCCTCTTCCAGCACCGGGGTCGGTATCGTCGACCAACGTAAACGCGATGTTGGGGCTCTCCTCCTGTTGTTGTGCGCTATCTTCAGCGGCGGGAGTAGGTGCTCCCGGCTCGGGCGTGTCGCCGCCCTGTGGCGTAGGTTCTGCTACCTGCACATCTTCTGCCATGTTTTATCCTCTAAGATTTAGAAGTATTCCCATATGTCACTGTTCTTTACGATTGGCAAAGTCTCATACTGCATTAAGCGCATTGCCTGCTTAAGCTGGGACCTTTCGGACTTACGGCGCGGTCTTTTAAAATGCTGTGGAACACTGCGCCACTGATGCCCTTGGTCTTTGTGTGTCCGACTCATAGCTAATATGTTTGGTGTCCTGAAGATCCCTTGCCACCCTTGGTCTTGGCGAGGCTCATACCACCCTTGTTGGAGGTGGGCGACCACTGCCGCGTCTTGTGGCTGTCTTCAAACTTGCTGTTACGCATACCGCGCCCTTCGTAGCCTTTGCCTGTCTTCTTGTGACCTTTCATCTGCTACCTCCTTGGTAAGATCGAATCGTCGACTTTCCTTCTGCCGTGAGCTACCTCACTCCTATGCAGTTGCATAACGAGCTCTTTAATACATTTCCTCAACATGCCCTCCGACGGGTTTTTGTAGATAGCCGTAGGACTCTTATCAATAGGGTCTTGCCAGAACAGTATGGCACGTGATGCCGTGTTCAGCTTACTCCGCATGACCATCAGCTTGTCAGCATCTTTAAGCTCCAGGTCGGGCATCTTGTACCATAGACTTCATAAACTCGAGGGTCTCTAACACTGCGTCGTACTTGCCTACCTCGTACCTGTCGCCCTCCTGATTCCTCGCTGCGGCAAGGGCCTTACCTGCGAACTCGGAGGCGAACAGCTTCAACCGTTTTTCCATATGGTCCCACCCGGGAAGTGTGAACAGTTCCCACAGGCACTCCTGCTCATACTGCGACATCTCCTGAGAGATAGCGGTGCCAGGGGCTACGAGGTCTTGGAGCATTTACCAAAGCCTTGACATAAGAGGATTTTGTTGAATGGAAGGATTAAGAAGATTATTGAGTATAGCAATAATCGCTTCTCCTTCTACAGGGGGGACTCTGTTTATGGCCGAAGCCCTATGAGAGTCTCTTAGTTTTTCTAATTCTTCAATAGATCTTCCGCCACCAAACGCGCCTCCCATATCGTCAATAACCCAATCGAGATGCCGTGCCTGATTTAAATTCTTTTTTGCTCCTACAACTTCAGGATTTCCACCTGTCATCCACTGCGCAGAAGGCGCACGCCGAACAGCTCTATCAGCCATATATCTCAATCTTTCAGGAGACAGCTTTTCTTCAGAGACAGGAGCATCGCGTTGTGTAGCCTTTAACAAAAGTTGCTGTATGGAAGGATTTTTTATCAGTTCCTGCCAGATAGGATCTCCCGGCGGTGGTAGTCCAGCCATCACATACTCCCATTGAGATTGGGCGGCGGTGTCACTGCACCGTTGCCTGCCGTCTGTGCCTGATAGGCATTAGCAAAATTGCTCGCGCCCCCACCCTGCACGTTGCCTATCTGAGCAGAAGCCCTATTGGCAGGGTCGGCAGCGTTAGGACTCTGTGGCCCTCCTCCTGCCTGCTGCATCATGGCCTGTGCCTGCTGTTGCTGTTGCTGTGCCATCTTCTTGGCAGCCTGCTCATTATGCATAGCGATATGGCGCAGGTGGCCTACCTGGTTGGGCCTGTCAAGAATGTTGAAATCTTCGGACTGCTGATACTCCTGGTGGCCCTGTATATGCTCCTGGTCGTTGTCGGAAGGGTGTACAGGCGCCGCCTTGTTAAAGCCGTACTTGTATTCCGACATCTGTGCGTTCTCTTCGTCGAAGTCTATAGGTGTCCCTTGTGATACGGCACTCTTGGGACCGATAAACCTTACCACGTCGGACTCGGAGTATCCCATCGCCGTATACTGCTCGGACTCTATCTCCCACCGCCTGCCCATGTCCTGATTTGTCAGGGGGCTGTTAGCCGCTACTTGGTAGGCCGTTTGGGCACGCTGGAAACGATTTTGTTGGCTGAACATTCCAACATTCGCTCCAAGTCGGAAGTCGTAAGTTCCGCGGAACCACAGATCGTCCCGAGATAGATTGGTCTTTGCAGCCTGAGAGTCTTCTCCGAGCAGCCGAAACGTTCGCCACATAGGTCCGTGCTGTATCTCGAGGTCATAGACGAGCTCACTCATAAAGGCGAAGGCTTCGGCATCCTGCTGGAGGAGAGGTGCAAGACGTGCCTCCGCTTCAGCCTTGGTACCTAAGAATCCCGTAGCATGTCTTGCCGATGCTCCCGACGTAGGGCTGATGCCTAAGAACAGGTCAGAGATGCCCATGACCCGTTCAATGATTGTCAGGAGCAATGTCTCTTCCTGATGGTAGAACGAGGTGACGTTGTTCGTCTGTGGTGACCATACCGCCTGTGGATCTTCGACAGGAATGAGTGTGAGGGGTTTGAGTTTTACTTCTGAAGGCTTTAGGGATGAAGAAGCTTTGATGAAATACCACTGCAGGTTGGTGGCTATGCCTACGTCGACACGCATATTGTGTATGGTGTCCAACTCTTCCGACAGGTGCGAGATAATCTCGCACACGCCCATGCTGTACCACTGATTGCTCACACGCTGGAAGTGCTTTTCTAAGAGCGGCCTCTTGCCTGTCCAGCATATGTCGGTTAAGAGAAAAGCCCCGAGGAACACCTCGGGATCTTTGCATACGAACATGACCATTTCTTCTTCTTCGCCCGTATCGGGATGAAGGTATGGTCCGAAGTATGTGATGATCTGATATTCGGGGTTGGTCTCCGTCGTCATAGCCGCGGCAGGCGTCTGCACAGCTTGCGTCCTGTTCTGCCCGCGCATATCGTCTTGCTGCCTAATACGCTCGTTGTTGGTGCCTCCGGCACGCGCCTGCCCACTACGTGTCTGGTCGCCCTTCTGGTCGCGCCACGGCTGTAGCAGGTCTTTACCACTTGCGCCGTTCTGCTTCGCCCACTCTTCAAAGCCGGGGTATACCCCTTCTTTGAACTTCTTGTTCATAACCAACAGAGTTTCCCACTGCCTGACGCACACATCGTAGGCACCCATAGGATTCTTCAGACGCTTGGGCTGTAGGTTCTCACAGTCGATAGGAGGCAGGATGTCGTCCCACTCTATAGGCTGTATGACGGGACCACGGTATAGCGTCGTCTCTTTGTAGGTGACGGAAGGCTCCTGCGCTACCGTGATAGGCTCACCCGTATCATCATCAAGCTGATACGACCCGTCGGGGTTGGTAGCATACTCAGGCTCCGCCTCCGGATCCCCCTCGAGGACGCGGTATCTGTGCTTGTCGTGGACATATGACACGAGATCACAGCTGTTGCCGTGGATGAACCTTATCTTACTGGAGGTGCGCCACATAGCTTCGGCACGCATCCTGTTGGGCTGTAGCTGCCACTCGACAGTCCTCGCGGCGTCTTTGGCAACTTCTTCGTCGTCATCTTCCGTCCACCCTGCCTGCACCAACGGGTTCTGTGACCATATGGTATATACGGCACGAGCTTGGAGAGCGTCTACAAGCCAGTAGGGCATCTGTACGTGTAGGTTGGCACTATCTTCCCACGGGCCTTCCCGTGGGTTGAAGTCGAGGATCCTGCCCTGATACATCTGGTCGAAGGTGAGGTGCTGCCCTAAATACTGATCGCGCGATATGACCCTGTTCTCATATATCTGCGAGATCATGTCAGCGAGTTCTTTTTGCGTCTGCTCGTCGAAATCGATCGGCTCTTTGTCGGGGAAGACAGGTGCCTGTGGCCTGTTCTCCTCTTCTACCTCCTGGTCTGCCATATCTGTTTCGTAGAGGTAGTCGTTCTGCATGCCACCCATAGGAGGCTGCATGCCAGGAGGCATAGCGGAGCCGACAGGATCTTCGTAAGGAGGGAAAGCCCCACCTTGCGGTTGTTCATTGGGAGGGAAGGCCATATATCTCCGCAAAAAAAAGTGGCCGAGAGAGCAGAAGGAGGGGGAGCAGCCCCTACCGATTCTGCTCAATCGGCCAAATAAAAATAGGCTATGAACACGATAGCACTTAAGCTATCTGCTCATAGCCTCACACACACTCAAAGGATTGAACGCGCCCTGGAGTCGGGACGGACGGCGTTCAAGAGGTAATCTTAGGCAAACTTATTTGTCTTGTCAAGCTTTATGTTGACTTTACGGGAGCAAGGC